ATTTCCAACACTACGATTTGGGCCTTTAACAATAGGTACTATTTCATTTACTTCAGGTAAACGAGTGAAGTTAGGATTAAAGTTATAAGCAGTACCAACTAATTTTTTTGGATTATTTAAAGGAATAGTAGCTAAATTATTTTGAATTTTTTCATAAGTGATAGAGCGATCTTTTAAATTAACACTAACTACTCTACCATATTGCATTGATTGGTCAGGAGCAAAAGATGATCCACCAAACCCAGTATATTGGTTATTAGCGGCGGTAGCATTACCTGTTATAATAAAATTTTCCCTATCCGCCATTACTTAATTGTTTAGGTTCATTTATTTTAATACCACTAATTTCTTGGAATAATAGCTCTTTATCACGATCACTTAATATACTACCATCACCACCATCACCAGGTCCAGAAGACATAGCGCGTTGAACAATACCCGCCATTTTAATTAAAGCATCATCATTCTTAACTGCTATTTCCATATACTCTTTAAGTAATGGAACAAGCATCATTGCATCACCCGGCTCTTGAATCATTGGTTTAAGCTGGTCGATTAATGATTTAATTTCCTTTTCCTTACGAGTTGCATTTTTATATATATCCTCTAGTAAGTTTGAAAAGGTTTTGTCCTTAAATATAACTTGATTAAAATCCATCGTTCCTGTTTAATATAAATATGGAAGATGTAAGGAGTTATAACGCCATAGTGATACGCCCGTGTTTATAAAATTCATTATACTTACGGATGTACATAACTTTTAGACGTTTAATTATTTTTGTTATTTGAGGTGTTGAAGCCTCAGTCATTTCTTTGATATAAATGTATAAGGCTTTCTTATTAAAAACATCGATATTTTCACTTTTACGAAATAACTCAACAATAGCGTCAGCTATTTGAGCATCACGTTGTTTAGGAAATAAAACAAATATATTGTGATCTACATATTTAGTAAATTGTTTTAAAAATGAAACAGGTTCAATATCATGAGCTGCTTCACTAATATTAACTAAATCAATTAAAATTGTCTTATCTTCATCAATAGCATCAACGGGTGCTTTATCTTTTAGTTTCTTGTAATTTGCATTGTTATATAAAATTAGATAACGTTTAGCAATAGTACCGAAATAAGAATATGCTTTACCTTTTGACTGATCATATAGGTGTAGTTTCTCAAGTAGAAATGCTACTACCTCATGTTGAAGTTCAGGAATTGTATCTACTTCAGTATAGTAAAACTTAAAAGTGTGAATGATATTCTCAGCCAACTTATGAAACGCGTAATTAATTTTTTCATTAAAAAGTTTATTTCGTTTTTTAGGGCTTCTTAATTTTAAATACTCAATGATAGCATCCTCAGTTTCCTGAGTGAAATAATTGATTGATTGTTTTGGTTTGCGTTTACGGACAGTCCCCTTCTTCGTTAGTAATACTTCTTCACTCATCTTAGCTTTTTAAATAATGACTTAACGAATCTTGAATGTTTTGTAAGTTACGGAAGAAGAAACCAATCTGATCATCTGCTTTAAATGCTTCAGTTAAATCAACTTGATGAAGTTGTTTATTTGATTCTTCAACTATGGCTGCTACACTGTCAATAATAATTTTTTGCTTAGCCGCTATCTGTTCTAGTTTAACTACTTTAGTATTCAAGTTCCAAATGATGTATCCAACTATAGTGGCTATCCACAATCCGATTGAAATAAGTCCTAATATCATATATTTTTCATTAGCTCAGCTAAAGCAGGATTAGCCATTGTTTTAAGGGCTTTCTGCTTTACAGCTGAATTGTTTTTGTTTAATTTAAAGTTACTTTCTTTTTTAGGTGCTTCTTGTTTTGGACCTAATAGTTTTGGTAACCATTCCTTTTCAAACTCAATTCTAGCTGCCATTAAATCAGCCTGATGTAAGACATATACAAGTGAAGTACGAGGCTTAGTTTCTGGTGTGAAACCCATTAAGTAAGCCTTATTTGATTCATCATATAGGCCATCATGAGTTCTGATAGCTATCATTTCATTTTTAGTAGGTATAATACCATTACTAAGTAACAAATGCAACCCACGATCAGGAACAGTCATATATTCTAAACGATCGTTAAACATATAAGTTTCGTTTAGTTTATCTCGTCTCCATTGGTCTGTTTGTTCAATGTACGCGGCGTTTTCCTCATCTCCAAATTTACCTAAGTCATGATTGATAGCTGAGAATACTAGTTCCTCAGTTGTATAAGTGTCTATCATTCCAAACTCATGCCATACAGTACTGAATGCTAAGGCAGCTGCTACTACTCTATTTACATGGTCGACATAACCACCTGGGAAACAATTATGATACTGAGATTTATGAGACGCAGGCATCATAATGAAGCGTTCTTCATGTTTAGTATAAAACTCAAGTAATAGTTCCTTACGTGGTTCTGAGATATATAATTCTATATTGGATAGAAATTTATCCCAATTATCTTTAATTTGTTCTGGTGTTAACATAACTTTTATTTATTTTTTATTCTTGTTCTGCATTTACTAATGTACGAACTTCTTCAACTTTATCTTTTAATTCACTAATCATATCTTTAGCTATCATGATAGTGAACGCTGGATTAGAAAATTGTGATTGAAGTCCAATCAACATGTTTTCAAGTTGATCTAGTTTTAGTTGTATTGGTTGTTTATATCTCATATATATTTTTTAATAGTATTTATCAATTCAGGTATTGTATCGAATGTACGTAAAGTATCTGATGTATCCAACTTCGTCTCAGGTACAATAGTGGTTATGTTATTGTTTGACTCAATGAATACAATCGGGTATGATTTTGTTTTGAATTTCTCCTCTATTTGATCAGCGAAATCAGAAAATTGATCAGCATCAATGTTATCATAGGTTATTCCGCAACCGTTCAATTCACTTTTCAACCAATCGCAATAATCACATCCACTCAATGTCAATACTCTTATTCCTACTTTCTTATTCTCATTACTCATAAGTAACTAATTATTTATTAGTGCTTGTAAAAAATATGGAAAAATCTCTGGGATTCCAAGCTTATTTATAGCGGTCATCCAAATATCTCCAACGGCCTTTACCGGGGATTTAACGGGGTAAATGTCATTATATAAATATATATGAACCATAGGAGATAACCGTTTAAAGTGGGGGTAAGGTGTATTTATCGCCTAATTTTTTCACTGTGGTAATAGCGTCACGAGAGTGCATATAAAACATTTCTCTATTGCCCGCAACTCGAACCGCGTTCAGATGTTCATGAAGTTCCTGTTCTAACTTATATGAATTGAAACATTTAAATGAAAATACAGGAACCCATGGTGTAGGAACACCTGTTGCGCCTGATATTTCTTTTGCTCGTTCTTCTACATCACGTACTGTCATTCCTATTTTAACCATATCTGGCATTGATTTGTTCACAAGTACATAAACATACTCGGTAGGAACTAAACCACCACTTTGATCGATAGGCGACTCTTGATAATAATGAACAAACTCCCAACCCGGACTAGCCGGATCAGGAGTTAAAGTAAAGGCAACTGATTTTCTGCAAACTTCTTCTGGCGATAACTTATCTGAGTCTAACAACTTATAAAAGTGTGCTTGTTCATTTGTTATGCGTTTTAGGTCTGCCATATTATTTAGTTATATATTTCACTAATTCTTTATTCAACATCATTAACTTAAATTTACTTGGATTACTGTTATAAATTGACTTAACCATGTTATAACAAACATCTGTAGCAAATATTTTCTCGGTAACAATCTTACTGATACGTTCAATAAGTGGTTTTTCAACCGCATTATCTTTTGAGAAAAATTCTAAATAGTTAGATACCCTTGTACCTAATGTTGCCGCAATATCAGCTCTATATGCTTTATCTTTACCAACTAAACTCTTAAGTGTATTCATAACATATGTCTCATCTTGGCTCATGATATTTTCAGGTGAAATCATCTTATCCAATTTATTATTAATGAACATAGTAAACAAAGTACTAAACTCACTACCAACACTTCCTTCTCCAATCATTTGAATTAATGGTAATGAATCTTCAAACGATTTAATTGAACTAATACTATTAAAGAACATACTAACACTTCTACTATTAACTTCCTTAGTTACTAGTTCTGGATGCATCAACATAAAGTTAATACAACGGCCATCTAGTTTAGCTTGTTCAGCCCACTTACCCCAACATTTAAGATCAAACTTTAAATTAACACTAATAAATCTCGTTTTTTGAGCGTTATCGATACTGTTAACTAAATAGTCTCCATTATCAGGATTAGCGGTTAATATGATATGCCAATCTTTAGGTAACTTCCAACTAATATATTGTTGACGGTCAATTAGCTCCATTACAGCTTGAATGAATCTCATATCAGCTCTATTCCAGTCATCCAATAATAGAATACCACCATTTGATTTACCACTAATCCATTCAGGTGGACAGTAACTCATACGATTCAAACCTGTAGCTTCATAACCTTTCTTACGATAGTCCTCAACTGAATTTTCATCTACCCATTCAGTTAACTTTTTATCCTTCATTTCAAATTGACGAATTGGAAAACCAACCAAGTCACCAATCTCTTCAATTTGAGCTAAGTTTAACTTAACGAAATTCAAACCTAATTCGTCTGCTAATTGGACGATAGAAGATGTTTTACCAATACCACTATCACCTATAACTTCGGTTGATACCATTGGTTTATTGTTTTCTTGTAGATAACGGTTGTTATCAATAATGTGTTTCAAGAAGTCCTTTAATTCATTAACATTTAATGATACGGACGCGTTCTGTTTTTTACTACTTTTAGCCATTTACTTTATTTTTTAATTATACTTAAATTTATGTTATTGATTAAGGTCATTATTCACTAATATTTGCTAACCATACCTTCATTTTTAATTCAAATTTATTTTTGATGTGGTCATTCTCTCTTAGAGTCTCATACAATTGTTCTTTATATATTTGGTTCTGTTTATTCCATTCATCAGCTGTTTCTATAATAGAAATGGCCATGACTACATCGTGTTCATTTGATGATTGTAACATTAGTTTCAATTCATCAAATAATTCTTTATCAATAATTAGTTTCTCCTCCATTATTTATTTTAATTTTATCCCATGGATAAGGAATTGGATTATAATTCATTGATGTCAATTCATCATCAACATATAAATTCTGTTCACGAGTTTTATCTAATCTTTTTTCCTCATAATGAAATCGAATACGATCACTACCATCAATAGAATTCCTAAAAACAGCAAATCTTAATCCAGGGCAGGCACTCATCAAATAACCTACTTGTTGAGCAATAGCTGGGTTTTGAAAATTAGCATTGTTTAATAATGTTAATGCTATTCTAATATTATCTACATCCCAACTTGTAAGCATATTCTTCAAGTTGTAAATTTGATCTTGATCTAAGTCGTGTATATTTTCCATTATTATTTAATTTGAAC